CTTGGACCAGGTGTTAACACTGGCATTGACGAAGGTCTTATTGAATGTTATATCTACTCAGCTGTTTCAAAAGAAACAAGAAACAGATATCATGCCATGGCAGCGGCGTTCAATAAACTGACAGAGTCATCTTCTAAATATTACAAAAATTATGAAACAGATGCCTCGTTAGTTCGTGGGTTCTCCGAATCAGATCCTTTTAACTTGAAAGTACTAACTGGAACAGGATTAACCACTTTTTCAGCTAAAGCGTCTGACTATGTCGGGAAGATGCTGAGAGATAGCGTTCCTATTTCTAAAATCAAAAAGGATATCTTAACTGGTAAATTATCGGCATCAGTATCCGAATTTGCGACCAACAAATCTATGGTTAAAGATCGCCTATCTATGACTCTCAAAGAGGAATACGAAACATCATTGAGAAAAACAGTTAGAGTTAAGCGGGTGGTGGATGGGGTGGTAACATATGCAAAGGAAGAGCGATTGGTGATTAACTCGGTACCCAAGACACATCGAACAGTTATGAAGGGTCGTGCAAAGGAGTATGAATGGCTAAACGGTTGTGCAGATTTGAAAGATGCCATTTGTGATATGAAAACAAAGGCAATAGTTAGAACAGTGGACTACGTTCATGACTCCAACAACACTTCTATTTCTTCATTAATTTCGGATACTTTAACCAATTGGTTCCAATGTTATTTTACATTATTTCCTAAGAACCAGTGGGGAAGGGGTGGAAGAGAGATAGCAATTCAGGATTTTCAGACACGAATTAGCAATTTCTTTATAGAAAGGGTTGCTGAGTCTATTTGTAAATGTTTAGAAGAAGAGACTATTACAAAATCAGCATCTAAATATTTTACTCAAGAGAGGAAAACAAATGAATTCATTAACAGAAATTATGTCATTGAGAAAAATGCCGATGAAGCAGACTATCGATATAAAGCCTTCTTCTTAAATCAAGACCATACTAGATGGGGTCCATCGAGTAATGTGCTGCAATTTATTTTCCTTATGAGACCTATTTTAGAAAGCATTGATGTTAAAATATTTCGACTTGTTCTTTTTAATTCTCTAAGAATGATGGATAAGAGAATTGAACTCCCAAGAGAAATATTCAAATCATGGACAAGTACATTTGACATGTCTAGTGCGGATCCTTTCCAATTGTCGATAATAGAACAATTTAAA